GAATCTATTGTCAGTTTGTGAAGCTCTATATCTAACATGTAAGAATGGTCTTTTTAGGTTTTTACCTAATTGTTGGTCATAAACTGAAGAAGTACCAGCTGGTATAACAACCCCTCTGATTGCTCCTGCTCCGTAAGCATCGTTTATACCACCTCTTGTAGCTTTGTCGTTTAAATATCTAAAGTCAGACTTGTAGAAATCGTAAGATCCACGTCTAAAACCAGAGAAACCTAAGTTTAATGCCATGTCTTCAGAGTTGTTAAATACTCCGTAAGAAGTACCACCAGCTCCGTAAGAATTCATTGCAGCTAACATATCATCCATCGCAAGAGACGTAGCTCTGTTTACGAATAACATGTTTTCTTCAATAGCACCTTGCTTATCAAACTCAGCTAAAATAGCGTCAAATTCAGCTAAATCAGTAGAAGCATTAACACCAGTAACACCAGTAGTAACATTTCCTCTTTCTTCAATAGCATTGAATAGACCTTGCGTACCAGTAACTTCACCACCACCAGCATATAAATGTGAATCAGTTAAATCAGCAACACCTCCAGTATAACCATCAGCAGCACCACCTTTAACACCTTCTAGCATTGACATTTCTAAGTAATCAGTAAATCTAGCTCTAGTATCACCTTCAGCTTTTAAATACCATAGGTAACCATTTTGTCCTTCTTCACCAGTAACTTCAACCCATCCAATTCTAGATGTATCAGAACCTGATACTTCGTAGTAATCTTTCATGATAATTGGCTTGTTGCTAAATGTTTGCATCTTAGGCTCGTTAGCACCTCTAGTTGAACCACCATCATAGTTATCACCTTTTTTGTACTCAGAACCATAAACTAAAACAGTAACTGAATCAGCACCTTGACTGTCAGTAAACACATCGTTTAAGTCTACAACACCGTAAGGAGCAACTTCAATAACAGCTGAACCAGTAGTCACTAATGTAACCAAAGCTTTAACCGTACCTTCAGAACTTGCTATAATAACAGTATCATTTTTTCTAATACCGTGTAATACTCCAGCAGCATTTCCATCGATATCTTTACCGATAGTAATTTGTCCACCAGCAATTGCACCAGCGTCACCGTTAGTAATTTGCCCAGTATAAGACAAATGTAGTCTACCTTGCTCAGACCAAACTACTTGGTCAGCAGCCATAGCCTCTTCAGCTCCTACTTGTGAAAGAAATCCTGAGATAGTTCTGTTTCCAAAAACCTCAGCTTCTTTTTCCATAAGATCTGGTAAATATTGTTGTGCCCACGTTGTATCCGTAGTACCTGTAAAATCTAGATAGTTTGTAGCCAGCGTTTGTTGCCTTGGAGTAGGCGTGCTGTTTAAACTACCTCCTGCATTAATACTCATAATTTTGTTTTTTTAAATTTATTATTTATTTGTTTTTAATTTTAAACTTAAAGTTAGAAGAATCATCGTTAAGCACTCTCACTTTAGGTCCGCTTGTGTTATCATTACTAAACGATTGTCTAGGTGACATACTAACGTTTTTAGCTTTAGCAACACTATCTTTCATAGCGTCAGCTTTACCTTGTTCGTAAAAGTGATTAGCAATAGCATCGGGATTCATTGCTGTAAATAGAGATTTATGATAACCTTTGGCATCTGACATTTCATTATTTTCATTCAAGAACTTCTTGACAAAATTATTAATATCACCTTGATTAGTTTTAACCTCTTCAGCATTCTTCACATTAAACCTGTACTTTTTATCTCCGACGTTGTATTCAAAACCTTTGAACTTATCGTTAAAAACTTGATTAGTTTTATTTAAAAAAGTATTAGTTTGTTTTTCTGCTATTTTCTTAGTCTCTTCAGACTCCTTGTTGTACCTATTAAAGAAGTTCATTGCTTTTTGTTGTTCAGGTGTTAACCTAGAACCAGCTTTGATATCTTCATAGTATTTAGACTTTTGCCCGTCTAAGTGGCTTTTAGCGCTGGCAACTTGCTCTTTAAGCGCTATTTTTTTCTTTTTAATATCTCTTTCTTCATCTTCGTCTTCGTCAAACGAGAATGAGTCTTCTATTAAAAACTCTATTTCTTCAGAATCTAAATGAGATTTTGTTTGTTTGTAATACTCTCTAAGAATTGTCATGTCGTCATAACTTGAAAAGTCTTGATTAAGTTTTACGTAATCTTCTAATGTACCACCAGTTTCTTCCATAAAATCTACAACTTTTTGTAAATTTTCAGGTAAAGCTTGTCCAGTTTCTTGAGCTTCAGCTACAGCTTCTTCAACTTCATCAGCTAGCTCTTCTGTTTGCTCTTTAACCTCTTCTTCAGTTATTTCTTCTAGTACTGGAGTTTCTTCTTGTGCTTGTTCTTCCGGTTGTACTTCTTCTTGTTTTTCTGTGGCGTCGGCATTATCAAGCTCTGTAACCACTCCCTCGTCGACAGGGTTATCTTCTTTAACTTCATTTTCTTCTTTTGGTTTTGGTGGGTTTTTTAAATCTACTTTAATAATATTGTCTTTAACAGCTTCTTCGCTTTTAGACAGGTCTATTTTTGTAACGTTTTCCGTTACATCTTCTTTTTGTTCTTCCATAATATAATATAATAATAGTTAATAATTGTTTATCTAGGATCAAAAGAACCTAAATCAAATCCCCCACCTAGTATATCATTACCTGCTGACTCAAAGTTTTTAGGTGGTTTTTGATTATTTCTTTGATCAATCATCTCGCTTTGTTGAGTTGCTTGAATTTTTGTTCTTTCGTCTTTACGATCTTCTTTTTGTGTTTCTTTAGCTTTAGTAGCTTCTACTTCCATAGACCTAAGCTGCATGTTCATTTGAAACTCTAATTGCATAAGTTCTTTTTTATGTTGAACCTCTTGCATCATTTTTTGAGACTCCATTTCAGCTTTCATTTGTTCAAGCTGAGCTTGACTTTGAGAAAGAGCTTGTTGCTTCTGAACTTCTAGTTGAGCAGATGCTTGTTGAGTTTGCATGTTAGCCTGAGCTTGAGCTTGAATATTTTGCTGTTGCATTGCTTGGTCTCTTTCTTGCTTTTGTTTTCTACGGATTTTAAGTAGTTGGTTAGCAAGTTTAATATTTTTAATCTCTCTAAGATCAATAGCATCTTCTAAATCTATACCTTGTTGAGCAACTGCAACTTGTATGTTGTTTTCAAGCATTGCTTTTTCTTCATCATCTGGAGTTAGTTCTATAAATATTCCAAAATCATATAAGTGTAACTCAGACATTTCTTCAAGTGTAGCAACATTATGAGCTCCAATAGCTTGTATAAAAGCATCTTTAGTTGGAGAGTACTCAATGATATCAGATATTCTAAGTGACAAACACTCTGCTACAGAAGATGTTAAAAATAAACCTGCTTGTAATATATGCCTTGTTGCTGTATTTGAATTAGCAGCAGCAAGTTTTTGAACACCTACTAAAGCATTTTTATCAGGCGTACTACCATCTCTAGCTTCGTTAAGCCCAGTAGCATCTCTTATCATTTGCATATAATAGTTATATGTGGTAATTAAGCTTTGCATTTTTTGACCACCTGATCCTGATTGTATTTCTTGAATAGGAACTTTACCTGGATTCATATCTCCTTCAGAAGTAAAGCTTCTCCCAATAACAGATCCTGTTTGGAAAAACATGTTTAAAGCTTCTTGAGGACTGTAATTTGTTCCGTTACCTAAATCTATCTCAGCTAAACCATCAGCGTCTAAGTAAACACCATCTGGAACCATGCGTGATAGTACTTGCTGTAGTTTTAAGTGTGTAAGTTGTATCATGTCGGCAAAACCTGTTATTCTACTAACCAAAGATTCAATTCTACCCTTGTACATTCTAGGAGCTACTATAGAGTAATTCATTTTTACTTTAGTAAAATCACTTTTAGGACGCATCATGTTTTTAGACATTTCCCATTTAAGTAGTTTACCAGTTCCAAGTATTAAAGCGCCTTCATATAAAGTTTCTATAGACCTTTGCAGTTTACCAAAACCAGCATCCATATCTTCTGGTGGATTAAAAGTATCGTCTTTTGGTAATATTTTATTAGCACCACTACCAGTTTCTTTTACTTTATACACTTCGTTCATGTAAGTCTTGTAGTTGAAATAAAGTATTTGAACTTTGTTATTGTCTTCTTCTTGTAAGTTGTGGTTGTTGTTGTGGTAGTTAGCTTGATGATAGTTTTTGTTTTTAACTATATCTTCTAAATCTTCTTGAGTTAAAAAAGGAAATTGTTTTATAAGCTCATTAATTGGAATCATTTTTACCTCACCAACATAGTATATATCGTCAAAATAAGGTGACTCAGTATAAGAGTAAACTAAATCAGCTGGGTCAACGTAATCAATAACAACGCCTTCTGAAGTGTTAAAGTTAGTTTTAACAGCACCAATACCTAAAACAGTTATATCATAGTAAAATTGTTTTTTAATCAACTCATACTTATTACCTTCCATTAAGACATTTATAGCCTGCTCTTCTGCTAGTTCAACAGCTTGCTTGTAGGTTAATTGCATGTGTAACGCTAATTCTTCTTCAGAACCAGGAAGTTTTTCAGGGTCATTTTCGTAAAGATCTATTCCAAAAGCTTCAGCGGCATAGTCATTTATTTCTTTTGATCTCATATCAGCTAAAATAGACTCCATATAATCTGTGCGTTTTTCTACACCGTAAGGATCTTGAGAGTACGCTTTTACATCATAAGTTCTTTCAGCAATACCATTAACTACTATATCAACAAACTTAGGTATAATAGGTACTGGCTTCCAGTCTAAATTAAGATAGGACAAATCACCGTTTATAGATAACTCGTCCTTATATTTTTGTATAGACTGCTCGCCTCTAGCGTACAATCTTAGCTTATGAAAATCATTTTGATTACTTTTGTATCTATTAGAACCTCTATCAGTATGAAACCACTCAGTCTCAATAGCTTTAGCTACTTTTAAACCATACTCGAAGCTCATCTTTTCTAGATCGCTTACAACTTGGCTTGGAAAATAATTATTTATAACAGACTCTGCCATATTTATTCTTTGATTAATTTAGATGTATTACCTTTATTAGCGTACTTGGCAATACTTATATTCAGTTTTGGTTTTTCTACTCTAGCATTTGGCGCGTACAAATGTCTGTTGTTAGCCATTATAGCTAAACCAGAACTAATAGAGGCATCATGCTTTGTTCTTTTGTTTATATCAAATCTTGACCAGTCATTTAACAATTCATTAAAATAACAGTCTCCAAACGATCCATCTTGTTTCATACCAACATGTGACTGTATATACATCTCAATTGCTGCGGCGTGAGCTTGTTTTATGTCTTCACTTGAATTAGGTATTCCACCAACTTCTTTTTCAGCTACAGATAATTTATTCCATATTTTATCTGGTCTGTTCATACTAAAACCTCTGTAACCACGTCTTCTGAAATAATACAATAGACGAGGTTTATTATTCTCTGCAAGTATAGGCATCCCGTAAAACACACAAGCCATTAGAACGTCTTCAAAGAATATCTCTGCTGTCTGTGGTCTTGCTAAGTACTCTAGAAAAAAGCTATTAGCTGGGGCATCTTCCATACTAAACCTGGTTAAACCGTGAAGTGCACCTTTAGAACCTACA